ACATGCAGCGCCAGGCTGCCGTCTTCAATGCCCGTCCATTGCACAAGCGCCGCCTCGTCAGCAGTGAGGATGCCGCCGCGCAGCATGGCGCTGGCAGCAGCCTTGAGCCAGCGGCCAATATGCAATATGGCCGGGCGCGGGGACTGACTGAAAAACAGCTCCGCCGCCAGGTACTCCGGCGCGTTTAGACCAAAATCCGCCGCAACGCCGTCAATACTGGTATAGCTGCGGATGCGCTCGCTGGGCGGAATCACGTCAGACGGCCCGGCAATAAGCAGCACGCCAAAGTTGCGGCGGCTGGCAGCCAGGGGCTGCAGGTTGATGGTCACATTGACAACGCGGTCAACAGCAAGAGCTTTTGTAGACATATATCCTCCTAACGGGAGCGGCCACACAGGCCGCATGCTTGTACCCTGTCCAAATCTTTAATGTCCGTGCGGCCTTCGTCCCCTGGCTTCTCATCAACCATTTCCGGGCCGCGCGTCAGCGTGATCTGTATGTCCTGGCGGCGTATCCATTGCCCGCCCACCAGCTCTGGCGCAGGTATGATGTCGCCAGCAGACACAAAGGCCATGTTGGCCAAGCTGCGGAGCATGGCACGGTTCTGCTCAATGAAGAGGCCATTACGCAGGGCTTTGGCATTGCCGCTGGCCCCAGGGCCGTAAAAGCTGAACATGACAATCAGGCGCTCGTGCACTTCAAGGCGTGTCTCGCCGTCTTCGTGCCAGGCTGTGCCGCCAGGTGTGCCGCCATTAATCACGCCAAAAGCGCACCAGTTAATCTCCGGCCCTGGAGCCTTGGGCGGGTTTGGCTGCCAACGGGGGCGCGCCAGGGGGCCGGGCAGGTCGGTCAGCCCGCACACAAGCGCCTGCAACGCATCTTCTTCAACCTGCGCTTCCGGCCCTGGGGCGGGACGCAGCCAGCCAGCCCGCAGACTGTCGCCGGGCGGCGTGGCGGCATCACCCTGCATGATCCGGCTCCTTCTGCACCAGAGCGCGGGTGTAGCCTGGCCATGCCTCCACAGCAGCCACAAAATACCTTGTACCGTCGTACAGCACACAGTCGGTAGCTGTGCCGTCGGCCACGCTGCCCACGCGCAAAGGCTGCCGCGTGTAGATGGTCAGCGTTTCCTTGTCGCGCTCGCCTTCGGGCAGGCGCTCCAGCTCGCGGGCGGTGGCAGGCTGCACAACGCCTGTCATACCCATATGCTCTTCAACAAATTCGGCCCGGCCCCTGTCGTTTACGGTTTCCGCCCGGCGTACTACCGTAAACGATACGTTAAAGGCCGGGTCATCCAGCAAAAACGATATGTCCATCATGCCTTGCCTCCTGGCGTGACCAGGACAGCGCCTTTTTTGCGTATGACGTAGGTATGGCTTTTCATAAGCTGTGCGGTGTCCAGCAGAGGATTGGTTTTACCTTCCTCACGGCGAGACTTGCCACGTTTGACGTTGCCTTTTTTGTCAGTCAGCACCTTGCCTTCCGCGTCCTTCTTGGGCGCGGCATAGTCCAGGGTGGCGTCTTGCAGCGGTGGCCAGTCATTGTCCTGAAATCTGGCCCGCACGGCGTTCTGGCCAAGCAGGCCGATCTTGTTCAATGTGGGTTCAATGGCGGCATCATTGCCTTCCAGAGCCTGTTTTGCCGCGCCTTTGAGCAGGGTTGCCGCTTCCGCCTTGATGTCTTCCACGCCCGGCAACAGATGCGGCCGGGCAGGTATGCCCGCTGCCGGAGCGCCATATTCGTGTATGTAAGACAGCTCGGCGTTGGTGATGCCGCCCTCGCGCGGCGCAGCGTTTTCCCCCGCATGGGGCCGATTGTTCTCTGCTGGAACGCCGATAAATACGTCCTTTTCCGTCAGGGCTTTGAGCGCATTGCGGATTTTGCCGGTCATGTCGGCGACCTGTTTGACGCTAAGGGTGGGCTTCATACAACCATGCCCCCAGCGCCAACAACCTGCATGAGCTGCCACAACTGCTGGCCGTAAACAGTGCTGTTATATTGCCCGGCGTTAACCAGGGCGCTGCCCTGGCCAGAAGCCCCGGCCCGTGTGACCGCGTGGGACATGCTGCCCACGGTCTTGGTTTCAGACGTTACGGCCCCGGCTGCCGCGCCAATGCCGCCAGTGCCGTCATGGGCCTTGAGGGCTTCAAGCTCCAGCGTGAGCTGGTGCGCAACGTACAGGCCCACGCCCTGGTCAAGCAGATCGCCCCACCGCGTGGCGGGCAACAGCTTGCCCGCCACGGTAAGGTGAAACTGCACGCGCGCGTCCGGCACCAGATCCGCAGTGAACTGCGGAAAAGACTCACGAAAGGCCGCAACGTCCATGCTACATGCCGTCCGCGTAGGCCACGGTTTCGGGATACACAAACTCCAACTCGCCCAGAGCCGCGTAGTACGTGGTGATCTGGTACAGGCCACGATACTCAACAGGGGTATGCTGCAGGGGCACAAGGGGGAAACGCACGAACTGCCTGTTTTTGGTGTAGGCAACCATACGGTTTTTCTTGGCCGCACCCGCGCCTACCAGGTGCTTGACCGGGGCGACTTCCAACAGGCGGCCATTGACGGTATTGCACAGGCATTGTTCACGCACGTACTGCAGCACGCTCTGGCTGCCCGCCTCGGTCATGGGCTGGGTCAGCCTGGTCATGGCCGTGGGCGGCAACAGCAGACGGTCAGGCAGCACGGCATAGCCGCTCTGCGCCCAGGCTGTTTCCAGCACGCCGTTAATGTCCTGCAAAATTTCCTTGGGCGTTGCGGTTGCCCAGGTCTTGCTTACATTGCCGGGTGTAATGCCGGGGTTATTACACAGGCCCGTGGCCCCTACGGTTCCGTCACCAAGGTACACAACCTGGTCAATGTCCATCTGGTGTTTCAACTTCAGGCCGTCAAACTTCTGCTGGTCAATGGGACGGCCCACACGCTGGGCTGCGGCCAGTTCCTGCACCGTAAAGCCGATTTCCTGACCCCACAGGCGCAAGGGTTTACTGGTCTTGTCGATACTCACGGCAATGCCGGGGATGGCGTTACTGTCCTGGCCAATCCAGTTGATGCCGTTGGCGTAGATGCCGCCAGCGGCGGCAAAACTGCTGTTGGTAAAGCTGCTCACTTCATCGCCCAAGGTCACGTCTTCGCGCAGATCAATGTCGCGGCCCCAGGTAACGGAGACCAAAGGAGCGTGCAGTTCCGGGTCAAGGCGCTCAAGTTCGCCAATAAGAAATGCCCCGGCGTCGCGGATAACTTTTCCGTCAAGAGTAAACATAGTTATCGCTCCTACAGATTGAAAGATATTTCGACGTTGCCGCTGGCATCGGCATCGCCCATAAAGATGCAGCCAGGCACGGCCACGTTTTTGCCAGCAACGGCAGCGGCCTCGATGTCGCCCACGTCCTTGCCAGTTTCGGCGGTGTGGCGCGCATAAACCTGACCGCCTTTGACCGCAGTGCCCTGGGCAAGTTTTATGGTCATATAGCCGCGCCGCATCACGTCCTTAACGCTGCCGGCCTCGGCGGCAGTCATCTGCGTGGGATAGGGGCGCACCATAAAGCCGTAAACGTCATCACCGTCAGCCAAGGCGGCAAACTTGCCGTCATCGTCCAAGGTCACAGGCGCGCCATAGGGCACGGCATCAGCCATAAAACCAGCTTCGATGGTAGCTTCGGTCTTGCGGCTCACATCGCCGGGGAATCCGGCGGGCATGCGGTTAAGGATAGCGCCCATTATTTGCCTCCCTTATAAAAATCGGCGTTGAGCTTGTTGATGTCTGCAGGAGTGACCGCCTTACCCTTGCCGGAACCAGGGCCGGGCCGGGTCAGGCTGTCAGTGGTGCGGCGGTTATTGGCGTCACCTGCCAGGGCCGAAACGGCCATAAAAGCCGCCCGCACATTGTCGGAACTGGCGCGGGACAGCGGAGCATCTCCCAGAATACCTTCAACAATGCGCCTGGTGTCCGCATCGCGGCAGGCCAGGGACAGAGCGCCACGGCGCACGGCATCGCCGCCGTCGCCAACCCGGCAACCAGACAGCCCCATGCGCTGCGCACGGCGTACCGTGTCGGCATCCGCCAGGCGGCGGGGCTTGCGGTCATTAGCCTTGCCCTGCGGTGTTTCTTCGTCTTCCTGCGTGGCACTGTCGTTCGTGGGTTCCTTTTCGCCCGGGGTGGTGTCGTCATCGCCCAGAGCGGTTTCTTCATCTGCCTGCTGCGGCTTGAGCCCTTCAACGATGGTGCGCAGCAACAGCTTGATTTCTTCAAGGCTGGCGGCCACGTCGTCATCGGTGGTTGTCACAGGCTGCTCTTCATCGCCCAGGGGCTGATCTTCATCCTGCGCGGCCTTGCCTTCTTCCGCTTCGGCGTCTTTCAGCAACTTACGCAAGCTATCAAGCCAGCCAGGCTTTTTGCCCTTCTTCATAGGGGTCTCCCGTTTGTCTTTGATTTTCAGGCGCGCCCCGCCCCGCGCGTGGTCTACAAGCGCCACATGGTTGCCCCTGATGTTGATCTGACGACCCACACCGGGGCGGATAACTTTAAAGCCCGCATCATACCCGCAAGACAGCTCGCGCAAGCCGCCTTGCACGGCCTCAATGGCCTCCGCATCCATAATCAGTATGTCGCCCAACATCAGATCACTGGCCGCGCCATCGCCGCGCCGCACGTTCAAAACGATG